CCCCGCGCCTGGAAAGGAGCAAAGAAACAGGCGTGAGAACTAACTGGGCCGGGGCAAGCCAAAACCCAAATCGAAATATACCCCCGGAAAATTTCCAAGGTGGGGCGCGATTTGGGTGGGGGGCCATCTGGAAGTGACAGCCCCCCGGGGGTCAATGGAGGGAGAACCGTGGCATTCCCTCCATCAACATTGATTCATTCGATCACGAAAGTTCGCTTTCCAGTAACATCATGATCGAGAATCCATTGAATCGCTTCTTCGACATCGTCTGCAACCAGTGCATCACTTAGATTGTCACTGGTTTTGCATACACGATCCAGGAGGCCGCAACTGTTGTAACCTTTCTGAAGGTCAAACACGAGCCATTCACTGAATTCATTCTTCGGTGAGAACGGATTGTCAGTCGTCGTTAGATACATTGCACTCATATCAATCAGTCTCCCTTCACTGCTTCAAGCACGGAGGACGTTGAGATCCCAAGCATCTCCGCAATCTCCGATGTAGTGGCCCCATTCTTTGCCATAGCACGAGCTCGAGCCACAACACCGACCGAAAGGACTGGCTTTTCCTTTGGCATGGCCAATTCATTAAGCCTCTCGGGATCCGCGTAACGAGCGATCGACTCCATCATGGCGTTGCTTACAGCACCATCCATAATGGCCTTCCATTCACGATCCGTTATGTCGAATTGGACCTCCTTGCGGGAAGCACCGGTTCGGATACGGGCAGCCTTAAGAGCCTGGCTCTCAAGACGAGTGCGTTCGTCCTTGGTAATTCCAGGATTCTCTTCGACCTTGGCCTTCACAACGCCTCCGGCGATGAGTTGGGCCTGCCTCTCGCGGGGTGCATTTGTTAGGGCTACCCTCACCTTTTCTTTGAGGGACGTCACCTCGTCAGAGTACTCCTTAGCTTTACCCGGGTCTCGTTTCAGGGTGGGGGTTGAAACAATCTCCCGACGGGCGGTATTTGCCAGCGACTTCATATCGTTAGCATAGCGGGCATACAGAGCTTCCATAGGGGTACCCGATGACAAAGCACGGGCGTCGTCGACCAACTCCATGCGGGTGGCCTTCGACGTACGAAGCTTGGTCTCGATACGGGGCGCTTTGGTCTTGAACTCACGGGTGATCGTATATGTTTCACCCGTCTCCTCATAAACTCGCTTACCCGTTATCGGATCGATAGGGCCTCCCTTTGCCATGGACCGGGGTTTCCGCTTAGGAATATCTACCTCAGATGCAGCACGGGAAATAAGAGTGGAGACGCCGCCCTCGGGCTGATACTTCTTCTTGAGCTCAGCGATTTGGTTGTCCTCGGCGGAAGTGCGGTAGTCAAGCTTATGCTTGGCTGCATCGATCACAACCATCGAGTGACGAACGGCTCGCGCAAGCTCTGCCTCGGTAGCGCCTTTAATTGTCATGTCAGTAATAAGATTACTGACCATACCCATCTGCTTCTGCTTGCCGGTCTCACTCAAGACCTTCATCCCGGGATATCCAGGATACGCAGCAGATGGATCGAATCCCTCGAGCCCCTTGAGTGGGGACGTCGAACGTATACGAGACTTCGGGGTTACTGGTATAACCAGCGCAGTGTCGCCATCGAAGTCAGCACCCGAGAGTCGCTGGGCGACCTTGGGGTGGATACCAATAGCATCTGCGGCAAGCTGCCCGATACTCTTCTTGGCGTCGGCATGTCCGTTATTCACAGTCAGGATCGGGATCTCGAACGTACCACCGTGAGGATACCGGACGAGCGCGACCTTGCTTCCATTCTTGAAGTTCGGAGCGTATACCTCCGTGGACTTCAGAGTGGTCACAGGCAGGAGAACCTGATAGGCCTGTCCGGGGACGGCCGCGGCACGAAGACGAACAGAATCCGAGTCACAACCATCTGCGAAATCCTGCAGCGCCTTCTTACGAAGGACAGGATTTGTCAGAGACATGATTGCCCGGAACTTATCCTTGGCTTCCTGAGTTGAAATATCCAACTGTTGCTGAGCGAAGGAAATATCCTGTTTTGACAAGAATTGGGCCGAAAGCGTCTTAGACCAGTCTCCCCAAGAACCCTCCTCGTTAACCAAATTGACAGGAGACAGCTTCTTCTTGCCGTCCTTGTCAATATATTCCATCTGGCGCCTGATTGTAGCGCCAAATGGATTATCCGGGTCGGATTTCATTTTCTTGAGGACTGTGTCGCCCTCTCCGATCATTGGGATATTCTTGGATTTATTCGTGTTGAACCGAATATCCTTGCCGGCCGGCAAATCATCGGCATAAATGGCCATACCCTTGAGATAATGAGTACCATCCACGCTGATACGCACCTGGGCATAGTTCGACTTGCCAAGATTCAGATCTTTGAGGCCGCGACGGATTTCAATGACACCATCCTTGTTGGTGCCACCATCTTCGGCGTACCGGACCATGACCCGCTTTGAATCAAGCGGAGCCGGCGGCTTCAAAGCGAGCTTATTTCCTTGGGGATCCGTGCGGACGCCCACGACATGAATATCCTGAAGGTTCTTAACAGTCTCGGATTTCGGCACGCCTGGTGCGACCAGGACTCGAGTGGATGTGTAATTATCTGTCCCGAGCTGCCTAATCTTGATGTCTTGAACCTGATAGCCCTGGGCCTCGAGGGTTGCAGAAGCGAGCTTCAGCGTGGTAGCCGTGGTGCCGAGAGAGACCTCGATGCCGCTACCAATATCGATATAGCGGTGCTTATCGGTCTCCCGCTTCAGAATATCCGCAACACCCTCGATCTTCGAAGCGGTCTTGCCAGCGTCATCCTTGAGGTAGTTGCGGACAGTGGACGCGGAAATACCCAGACGCTCCGCAATAGCCGGCTGGCTCATGCCCTTTGCATCTAGCTTGCGGACCATTGCGATTTCAACTGCCTGGCGTTCGCGCTTGGCGATAGACTTTGTGGCTCGGAGCTCGGTTGTGGTCATACCAAGACCCTTGGCGATTTCAGCCTCGGACATGCCCTTTGCCGCTAGGCCCTTCACAAGGCCCTGAAAATCGAGGGAGCGCTGATATGGATCCTTACCAGAGCCCCACGGGTAGCGCCCGGATTTCCGGAGGATGCCATAGTGAGCGAGAGTATCTTCAGTCATTGTCTTCCTCCATGAGAATATCACTGAAACGTATGATACGACCCATGATATCTCGAATATCTTCAGGATCTGGGATATGGATACGCGGTTCGCCATTTTGATAAATACGGAGTTGCATTTGCACGGAGGGCGCCACACCATACTCGAGGCAGAACAGGGCCGCATAAATTTCGAGCTGGTCCATTTTGGTTGGACCAGTCCCGGTTTTCAAATCGTGAATACGAAGAAATTCAGATTCCTCGTTAAAGGATATTGCATCAGCAGTTCCGAAGGCGTACTCACTGTAATATAGTACCGTCTCCGGGCTCATCTTGTACGCGATTGCGTCGTTAACGAACTTCGCGACGGTCGCCATAAGCGGGTCGCGTTCATCAGGCTCTCCGAAAGGGAGGCCCAATGTAATATGTTCTGCAGCTAATGCATGCAATTGAGTACCAAGCGCAGCGGCTTGGGCTTTGCGATATGTGGACTTCAGTTTCGTTTCGTCATACCGGAGCCATGACGATTTGCTGGCACCGAGAAATGCGTGCTTGCCCGCGAGGTTGTTGTGATCAAAGAACCTCACCGGTGCTCCTGGTTGAAATATGCGTCGAGTTCATTTAGCACTGCGGCTTCATTCTCAGGATATACAAATCGAGCGAAGCCCATGTAGTCGAGCTTCTCGACATAGTAGTCTTGGTTGGGTTTATGTGAAGCTTTGGCTGATGCCTTAACTTCCAACATAGCCCACCGTTCATCACACAACATAATAAGATCTGGAACGCCCTGAAGATATCCAGAGTCGTTCTTCAGAATCATGCAGTGTGGAAACCGGGCGGTGAGTCTTTTAATGAGACCCGCCTGGTACTTGTTCTCGCGCACTCCCATGGTTGCTCCTTTCGAGAGTGTGATAAAGATATGAGGAGAGTAGTCTTAGCAAGGTCTCCAAGGCCAACCCACTTAAGTGGGTATAAACCAAGGTTACCTCATTCTCTCCATTATGCGCGAAGTGTTTAACTGGCCAATATACCCACTTGGGTAAACTAGTCTTTGGGAAAGGGGCTGCCACGACTTGACAAAAGCATTTGTCTTTTTTTGATTTTTTATATTATATATAAATATTTTATATTTTATATTAATACAAAAAAAGTGACAAATTGACAAATGGATAGACTTTTCGTTGAAATTCCAACGAAAAGTGGCTTGTCAATTTTGTTTTAAAATTGACAAATTTGTCAAAACTGAAACGCAATTTTTGGCAAAAATCGCACTTCTTAAGTGGGGGTCCAATACCCACTTAAAAGATTTGTCATTTTTGACAACCCCTTCAGACCCCTAAACCCACTTAAAAAACGGCAAAAAAATGATAATCCAAGTCTCTTTTGAGGAGCGGGGGACCCCATTTAAGAGATCCCCCACCCCACAAAATCAGGACCTAGTAGGCCCAATAAGTGTCAACCGTGTACCGGTCACACTCCGAGTACTTCGCCTCCGTACCGAAATATGCCGCAGCATACTCCCATGCAATTGCACGAGACTCCAGCCGCATCGTGTGCTCAACCACCTGTTGAGATCCAACAAATCCTCGAATGACACAGACCATCATCGGAATATCGTCGCCCATTCTCAGTGCCTCCCAGCTCCGACTCCAACACGCATGGCTGCACTACATACTCGTGACTTACCATGATGTTCCTTCCATCCTGCCTGATTGACAGCGGCCTTGAAAGTCGTATCCCAAGGAGAGTAGCTCCTCACGATATCGGCGCAGTCAGACCTCCAAGGATCCTGCTTCTTTGGAGCCCGTCCGCCGATCACAGTACGAGTAGTCTCTTCCATGATATCGTACACCTCGACCCGATAGAGATCACAGGCGATGTTCGACACCTTATTCTGAAGGTACCACTCGCAATATACGATCCCCCGATTTTTGTCATCGCAGAAGAACGTCTTCCGCCACAACTCTCGGCCGAACAAATATCCGACGATCGAGAATCGGTAGACCATCCGCTCAGGGTGGCCAACTGCAGTATACGAGTAATCAGCGTTCACTGCAGACGACCTCCTTCCAAAACATCGGCGATGAGCTCCCTATCGACTTCTGCGTCCCAGACGCGAAGGACGGCATTATCAGCTGCGACGCCATCCTGAACCTTGTCACAGATCTCGTTGATCGCGTTAATCGCGAACTCGCGAGCTTCTTGCATGTTGTCGAACCCGACACACGATTCGGTATGGCCAATTCCGCCGAAACCGTACTCAAACTTCACAATGATCATTTCAGTGCTCCCAACTCCAAAGATCGTTGATAAGGGCTCCCTTAGACTCGTCATCCCAGATACGAAGGATTCCGTTGTCTGCTTCTGCGCCAGCCTTGACTTCCTCGAGAATCTCGTCAAGCGCCTTGTGAGCGAATTCACGAGCCTCTTCGTAGCTCCCAAAAGTCACACACGACTCAGTCGAGCCGGCGTTTCCGATACCGTATTCAAGTTTCACAGTCAACATTTCAGTTTGCTCCTTCTTTCAGAATTGATCGATTGTTATGAAGTCATACGCTTTGATCTTGACGATCTTCACGATAAGGTTGCAGGTCTTCTGGTTCTCCAGAATCTTGGCGAGGTGATCCTCCGCCTCTTTACGAGTATTGAAGAACCAGCTATAATCCCTGCGCTTGCCGCCATTCAGGTTACAGGTGATAACCTGCACCATCCACTCACGGTGGCCATCAATGCCGCCCACAAATGTTTCAATCATGCTTGGTTCCTGTTCTTGGGGTTCTTCGGGCAAAGATTTGTATGATCTTTAGCGTACACCCGCCCGTCGGTCGTGCGCCAATATTCCTGAATATCATCAGGATGAGCTTCGAGCCATTCACGCGATTGGCACTCGCATTTGTCTGGCGGTGTGAGATCAATACTCATGATCTTTTGCATAAGCTCGGTACACACCGGCCCATACATACTGACTCCAAATGTGGACAGTGTCCCCGGTGAAACAATAATCTCGTCCTGCACCTTATAAGGAGGATTTGTGCCGTCATCAGCAAGAACCGTCAGTTTGATTTTAACCCCATGTGGCGTCTCAGTAAACCAAAAAGTCGGGCTGTAAAGCTTCTCGCCGTTTTTTCCATACATCATGCTAATCATCAATTCCTTCGATCAAACACGGCGTCAATTTTGTAATTATGGAAATATTGTCCCTCGGTCACTTTATGAGTATATTCCATGTATTGGGCTTCTGCAAACCAGAATGGATTTTTAGGCAAATCATCAGCCAATTCCTTCGCTTCTTCTTCGGTCGAGTGAATACTCAACATGACACAGGGGGTGTTGGTTCTTTTGGAATGGATCCGAGCCAATACACACCAAGCACTGGTATTTGGTTTCATAGCTCACCCACAAATATACTCGATGCCGGCCATGACTGCATCAATACAGGCCAGCTTGATGATATCAGCCTCATCTTTTGCGTACGAGTATTCGAACACACGGATGGTGACATTGTCGCCGAACTTCTCGCGAAGGCTATCGCCAGCCTCCTTAGCTTCGGCTTCGGTTTGGTAGAATCCAACGACTGTATGATCTTTTTCCCATCCCGTCTTCTTGATAAGGCAAACCAGCCCCCAACAGTTCATCGCCGGATCAAATAGAACCAGATTGCGTGCCATGATTGTGCTCCTTTACAGGTTGTGAGCGAATATGCGCTCGTTGAACGTGGCCTTTTCGACCACTGCCTTTGAGATAGCGGAATCGATTCCAGACTCAGACTTGAAGTAGTAGTACCACAATTCAGTGTAGGGGGTGTTGATGCGGTCAATTCGACCTTCCGCTTGCTCCAACACCTTGTATGAGTAGTTGAGGCTATAAAACACAACCGTATCTGTCTCGATACAGTTCCATCCCTCAGCCCCAGCAGTGTATTGAACCAAATATACCCATGAGTCTGTCGTAGGTATTGGTTCATGTGCGTGACCATTCCATTCAGCCACGGTGAATTCGTCTCGAAGCGTCAACAACTCATCGCGTTCGTAGTTGAAGTTGTAGAACACGATCACTTTGTGCCGCTTCTTGACGATATGTCGCAACCGATCCAATCTGTTACCAGATGAATTCACACAGCGTCGGAGAGCGTAACACACTCCCGCTGCGTTTCGTATCGGCTCCTTCGTCCAGGGATCGACGCGCTTCTTTACGATCGTGTTGTATTGGTCCTGATCGAACGGCACCCAAATATCCTTACGGTTACGTCGAGTGTGACGCTCAGCAGGCATCGGCACAATGATCTTGCGTCGACGAGCTTCTAGAACCCCCACATTAACGAACCGCTTTACCTTTGGGTATTTTGCGAACCTGTCCCAGACGATATGTTGCTCTGAGAATGCGGTCCTGTTTTTGTAGAACCCATTCGCGATGAACAGGGGCACATAGTCGAGCCACGTATCCCCCGGTGTTGCACTCAGTAAGATCCACAGGTTGTGCTTCGATATCTTGAGAAAGCTCTTAACCCAAGCACCAGATCCAACAACACGCTGCTCGTCAAATATGAACACATGATCGTGGTAATCAGCGAACTTCGAGACATTGTTCCAACTTTCGATCGTCACATCATCGCAGTTGGCACCAAGCGCGGTAAACTCGCCTTCCCATTCGAAAGAGTCTCGCTTCCGCGCAGTGGTGATTACAACGATCTTCTTCGCATCTGCATTCGAAAGGGCCCAAGAGGCCCCCACACGGGACTTTCCCGAGCCGACACCGCCGACCAGTACTTGTCCACTATGCAGGAGCCTCAGGGCCTCTTCTTGATGGGAATATAACTTATTCGCCATCGAACAGGAGATCCAGCAGCCGTTTGCGAATCTCTACAGGAATCGCGTGGTAGAACTCGACGTTGTCTCGAGTCCATCCGCCACTCTCAATCGAGCAGCGAGCAATCCATTCCCACGAGAACGGACTCATTGTAGAAATATACGTATGTCCAAATCTCGAGATACACTCGAGCCAGTCGATATAGTAATACCCGTCCTTCTCGTATGAGTGCAGGCCTTTGATGAATGCGTTGTCAGCCTTGATCACCAATGGCGAGAAATCCGCTGGAGGCTGCGTGGTTACAGGCTTGTCAAACGCCAATTTGGTCTCGCTGAGATTAGGACCTCGCATCGTAGTAAAAGCCATGGTAAATATCTCCTGTATCTGTTACATCTGGGTCTGAGGCATAAAACCGCGAAGAAGAGCAGTCTTGATGATCTCCTGGTCTTCTTCGTCGAAATCATGATTGACAAACACGGACGTTACCGTGAACCCATCAATCTTCGCGCGGGCGACCCAGGAACCATCATTTGTGATTGCCGGCTTGCCCTCTGCCCCGAGAGACTTGAACTCAACGAACGTACCAGATGATGTGTCTGGGACACCGATCGCAGATGTCGCCGCACGTCCGTCGAGAAGTTCTACCGAGAGACGCGGCTGTGCCTGGCTGCCAACGATCCGTCCATTCTGGAAATTGATCCGAATGGTGTACGGCTCGTTATCCTTGACGGCGTTGCCGACAGCCTTCTTAGCCAAGGCCAGAATACCCGAGTTGATCTGCTTAGTAGATTCGGGATCGTAGTTGAACTGGCCCCCCTCATTCTTGAGGTATTCTTTCGTTGTCTGGGGAATCTGTACCATTTCAGAGAACCTCCACTCCAGGATTGTTGTTGAGCGCCGCCTTGATGGATGCCAGCGATGCAGGTGTGATCTTCGGGTTGAACTCTGCGTGATCAGCCCAAAATGCTCCATAGCGAGCACCCTGACCATTGCCGGGCTCCATCTCGTCTCCGTTGGTGGTGATACGCATAATCCAGTCGGAGCCGGCGTCAATCACCGTTTCCTTAGTGTGATCCATCGCAGAACGACCACTCACGAAGAATGTGATGTTGCGAACATACCACACGTATTCTGTGGTGATTGGATTGTTGTCACCAAGTACAGTCTTGTTGACGTATTCGCCCATAACGGTACCCTCGATCTGAATCGAGAATCCCGAGTAGTCACCATTGATGGGGATGAAGCCATTCTTGATATTGACAATTGCAGTGAAGTTGTCGTTATCGAGAGCGGGATCGTCTGTGTGCTCAAGAACGGTCGACAGATACCTAGCGATATCCATAGCGCTGCCCTTCTTGAGTTCCTTCCGCGGCTGCATCAGATCGTGCGACCATGTCCGGTCGTTGGGGACAATAGTCTCGAACCAGTTACTCATAGAGTTAACTCACCTTCCTCTTGCAAGCGCGCCCAGATAATGTCATCTCGACGTCGCTGTGATTTCAGAGCATCAGCTCGACTACCAAGGAACAGGTTATCGAGCTTGTTGTTCGCAATATCGCCATCTAAATGGCATACATACGAACCTGTGGGCCAGCGCTTATAAAACGCCGCCCACACCACCGATGCGACCGACTTTTCGTGAGCCTCACCGGGAGTCGTGTACAAGCGTACGTACTGCGTACTGGTGCGCCTTCGTGTGAACGGCTTCAGGATGTTGCCAGTATCCACTCGCTGAATCATCCCGAGACGGTTTGCTTTGTAATGGGGGAACCCAGGAACAGTTGCCCAGTTCTCAGCATCTTCAACGTACACTGTATGCTCCTTTCATCCAAGACGGGGGCAGACCTTTTACAGCCCACCCCCGCCTTAAAATATGATCAGTCAAGATTAGCGTACTTCGACGCGAATGAAGCTGATTCGTCGTCCATCACGACATACAGCTCCTTCACGTAGGCACTGATGCCCTGCTGACCACGGACATCGTAGACCGACGGGTGGATAACCACGTCAGCAGTCTTGATCGTGATGTTATCGAGGGTCCCGACCGTATCTTCGGACAAGAGCTGCTTGCGCCCGCCGGTGATAAGCCAGATAGCCGGCGCCCTAAACTTATAGGACACCTTGACACCGAGGTAGGGTCGCTCGGGATCGAACTCGCCATCAGCGTTCTTACGATACTTAACGTTCCAGCCGTCCTTCTCCAGGTCCTCGACGAGGTTAAGCGGAAGAGCGACCGAGAATTCTCGCTTGCCGCCTTCGCTGTTGTAGCGCGTGGGAGACCCTGCGAAATTTGTGAAGAGAATCTTCGCGTCCTCAATCATGAGGTCAGAAGGGTTGTTGCGGTTGTTGAATGCCATGATGTTTTCCTTTCAGCGGCAGAATTCGTCGAGATCGATATACTCTTCGATCGCTTGTTTCGCCTCATCGGCAAGCATCTCGGAGTAAGATGTATCCACATCCTGCTCCTGATGCATGTATTTGACCATCTCAGCTTCTTTCCAGAAGAAGCCTTTGGTCCCAACGACGGCGTCTTTGATTTCGCCATCGCTGTTCATCCGAAGCAGTTCGCCTCCACCGCGTTCCGGCTTGATCGGCACAAACGAACCGACCTTACCCACGAAGTGAGGTTCCTGATTCGGAAACGCCAGATACATCGCAGTTTTCACCTGCTTCGTCTGTACGTAGTCGTTGAATTCAATCGGCTCCTTTGTGAAGAGCTTCTTGAAGACGTACGGTTCCTGGAACTGCTTGCCAGTAGCTGTCCACTCACCTTCGTGAGGGAACGCGTACTTGGCAATGTATACGGCCTTGTTCACGAGCACCATCTTGGCATAGGTGGCCTCGTGTTCAAAATCATAGCCATAGCGCTTACCGAAGCTAATCACCTTCTGAATATCATCAGGCGAAGCGTTCGGGATTTTGATCGAATCTGTTTTGATATGAGCCACGGATAATCCGAGCTCATCCTGCACATAGTGCTTAAGATCGATCATGAACAGCGCGCCCCTCTTCGCGACAATATTGTCGACATTACGAGGATCCCATGCAGGGTTGTCGAACTTAGCGCTCGTCAACCCATACATTGAATTGATCGGAATCTTCAACGCCTTACCGAGTTCATCGAGATTGTAATTCTCAGCAATCTTGACAAGACGGCCGTCAAAGAGTTTACTCAATGCGTCCATGTCCTTATGCTTAATTGCCACTCGAGCCTGCTTAAGCTCACTGTAGCGACTAGTATAAGGACCGAACAGATTGAGCTGCTCAATCGACGTCGGATGCATCGAAGCGATGTCAAGCAGGGAGACATTCTCGTAATATCCCGGTTCGGAATATACGTAGCCACCCTCCCCCGGGTTTTCGCCCCGATACGAGCTACCTTTGAATTTGTCAAAGGTGTAGCCTGGGAACATCTCACTGAGATCAGTATAGACGAACTGGCTCTTATCCGGACGCCGGTCTTTGCCGAATACCAGAGCACAGGTGTGCTGGTTAGTGGTGTCATTAACACTCAGACCAGAGAGCTCGGCAAGGATCTTGCGAGCACCCCAGTCACTGGCCAGATGATCGAACACCTTCTCAGTGGCCTTGACGTCATTAGAGCAGTACGTGATCACATCATTCCAATGAGACTCCGGAACGGGTTCATCCCAAGGAAAATCGGACTCGAGGTGTTTAATTCCGAGCTCGATCTCCCACTTCTTGAGGCTCTGCTTCTTTGTCGAGAAGTCGTAAATATCCGTGTAGGAGAGGTTGTAAGCCTCGCGGAATGTTGCGTTCTTCTCGTTGTTGATGATCCGCTTAGACACCTCATACAACTCAGCATTGGAATATCCAAGACTCGCCGCATACATGATGTGGTTATCGTACTTTCGGTTGTTGAAGCCGATCAACCGAAGATCAAATAGCGACTTCACCTCCTTGGCTGAAGGATTAGTCCGGAAATGGACAACATCCTCACCAGGAAACTTGTAGCAGATAACGAAGAGATTTGGAAACACTTCAACATCGTAAAACGCGATGCGACCGTCTCCGTCCTCCTGAACCTCCATCTTGTCTTCCGACTGGAAGCGCATCTGCTGGACCATCTTGAGACAGCGCTCCGACTGATTCGTCGACTTCATCGCGAATGCAGTTACGGCATTCCGAGCGTCCGTTACATCATATGTAATCCCAGACTCGTAAGCCTCGTCCAAGATCTTCTTGATGAAGTCAACATTTGGCGCCGTATTCGCGTGCACCTCTTTACGAAGCGCCTTCGCTATGAGAGATCTGAGATGATTCTCGTCCTTGACATGCTGCTCGTTGATCATCTTGGGGGCCTTTGCTGGGAGGTCTCCGGGATAATCTGCAATAGCTCGCCCGTTGTGAAGGGAGAGCCTTCTTCTGAGACTAGCTTTGCCGCGGAAACGTTTGATCTCCACTTCCGGACAATACTCGGCAGCGGTATCATGATCACGAGGGTATCGGTAGATGAGGTGTAGTCCTTGACCACCTTTCGATACTTCCGCATATGTCTCCGGCCAAACAGAAGCAGCAGCAAGATTGCGATTGAGATCTTTTTCACCGTTTTCTCCTTTCAGATCAAAATCGATGCAAATATAATCCTCGGGCATCAACACATAATGCTCGAGGGTCGGGTCCAGATCCTTCAGTGTGGTATCTGTATACATCCACGCTTTTTGCGGGGTTCCGGAATCAGATGAGTACTGGGCTTTGCAACCTCCGAACATCTCATCAAACACGGATGTTGGGCTAGAATATAATTCAAGCCAGTTATCTGTTTTGATGGGGTTAGGGGTCTGTTCACGACTATCGAACTTGTCGCTCTTGAACCCTACAAACAGATTACGATACGGAATGCCGTCGATCATAATCCGTTCATGGTATTCCCGAAAATATCGACGAAGCTCGGTCTTAAACCTATACCGAGGCATTCGGTATTGAATGCCGGTCTCATCTACATAATCCTTATAATCGGAATATGCTTTTGCAAGAGTTACTCGATTATTAGCACCCCAATCCTCGTACATCTCCATTACGAAGTTATACACAGGGTTGGTTTCCGAGATCATAGTCTGAGACCGGTAATCTCGATAGTAGTCTTGGCCCAAACTACGATAGACCTCGATGCAATGTTTTGCAATGCAACCGAGCTCCTGGTAAACTCCGTCCATAACAGTCCTGTATTCACTCACAGGTAGGCGCCTACCAGATGGAGTAACATCGAGCAAACGCCTTGGAATACCAGAGTTCGCGTCAGTGATTTTGACAGGGTTGTTAGAGGCCATAACGAGAGTTGTCGTGATCCTTAGCGAACGCGGGTCTTTGAACTTCTCATTGATGAGCTGCACCTCATTTGAGATAATTGAGTTAAGACGAGTGTTCGTCTCAATCCGACTCAAATCGCCATCATGTTCAATAGCCACCAATGGATCATCGGCAAATGCACTGAGCGCGAATGCATTATTTCGCTGAGCGAGTGCCTCCGAATCAAATGGTACGCAGAACTCACCGAAGAGCCTCTGCATTACGTTCAGGATCGTAGACTTACCCGAACCGGGGTCGCCATAGAAGACCAAAAACTTATCGATGGCCCGACAGTCGCCTGTCAGAATAGACCCGATAAACCATTCGATCTTCTGGCGTTCTGGCGGACTGTACAGAGTATCAACCAGTTTCATCCAGCACGTGGCTGCGCCGTCCTCAAGCAAATACGGAAGCCGGTACGAAACATGATCCTCTTGACGAACTGGCGTGTCAGCAAATATAGGCATTCGGTCAAGAGGATGGTCAGTATCGACCATATTCTTTGACCACTGCCTATACTGTCTCCAAACGCCGTCCTTATCCCGTCGACATATTCTTGGAATTAGGTTTTGAATTCCAGAATTGTTTACGTAGTCATATACGTCACTATCGACAATATTGATGACATCGTTTTCGTTCTTCGACCAAAGACCCGTCTCGGGATTCCAGACTGCGATAAAGTTACCGTTACGCAGCATGATGTCTCTGGAATTGAGATACAAGAAGTTGGGTCTGGCTTCCATCATGCCGGATTGACCCCGCATAGGGGCGGTTTCAATCTCGTAGAAATCCACCCGTAAGCCTCCTTAGTGGTACGGATCGTACAAATTAGCCCACTTAATCATTTGCGTGGTCAGTGGTGTCTCCAGAACATTCGCCCCGGGGATTCGGAATAATCCTCCAGATCCGTTTCTTCCATACGTCCGATACATTACGCGCTCAGCAATCTCCAAAGCGCCCTCGTGAATTTCAGACGGAAGGCGCCCGTCGTCAGAATATGACCGAGCGCCCATGTTTAGAAGAATAGACTTCGTGAACTTTTCCCGATCCTGATACAGCATTGCAGTAAGAGAATCGGTAATGCTCACGAAGACCTCAAGGAAAGAGGCGGGAGCCTGCCTCGGTGAAGGCATCGACGTTTCATAGCAGTATTCGTCCCTCATCCGAAGAGCCTGAACGGCCTTATCTTCATCTTCAGGAATATACCACACGAAGTCGAGTTCATCCCACACCGAGGCAAGCTCGGAATAGTTCTCGAGACACCCTCGTTGAATCAACCAGGGTGTGTACAGCATCTCAGATGCGATCCCAAATCACACCGTCAACGTTGAAGTCGACAATGAAGTTTGAATCAACGCGAGTGTAGTCATCACTCGGGACTCGGTAGATGGACGCATCGAAATCTCCGAAAGAGACATAGTTGTCGCCCTCACCGTTCTTCAACCATCCGACGACTGCGCCCTCACGAGTACGGCTCAGACCGAGCTGATCGAAGACCTCGTTAAGGAACAAATGTCCCTTACGCTCGAGACGACGATTAGCCCACAGCTGAACAGCAGAAATGTTCTGAGACGTGTAGTCCTCGTTGGGGTCCCAACAAGTCGAGGACTCCTCAGCAATAATGCGTGCATAAGGCGAAAGAGCCTTAAGCGAGTTCACGACTGCATCAGACACGTTAGCAGAATCTGACTTGTTGTCCGACGACAGGATTTCCTCAGCGGACTTGCCGACATTAGGAATCTTCGGCTTGAGGATCTTCTCGACCGACTCCTTGCCAAGCGCCTCGACCATGGTGCGCTTGTACCCATCGAAGGCCGTCTGCAAGGTCGCGTAAGCGGCGCCCATCGCGGCCAGACGCTTCTTCGAAATCGAGTTCGAGAAGTAGATCATCGTGATCGTGGCGGCACCGACGATAGCCGCAGGTGCAACTGTGCGAACGGTGTCGAGGATAAACAAGATACGGTTCTTGCGCTCAATCTTCGGGACGTCCTCGTCGGGGATGATGTCCGCATTCTTGAGACACTCTTTGCGGCGATCCCAGTCGCGACCCTCGACATCCTCGAATCGAGTGCCGGCCTTCCAGGCCAAATATCCCGTAGCGATAACACCGGCAGACGCGGTAATGGACAGAATTGTGGGGGCGTGCTTCGAAATGCGAGCAACCCCCGTGTAGAAAGCGGTCGTGATGGACATTTGAAATATGCTCCTTTCAGGGCAGAAGATTACTTGATAGGTTCGGGACGGTCAGCAGACACGAGCCAACCCTCCCTGATTTGACGAAGCTCGAAGGCGTCAGTAGACGTCCAGCCCCAGCGTTCGTCAGTGTACCGAGGCTGGATTCCGACAGAAGACATCAGATCTGCAACTGAGACCTGACCGTATTGCTCGATTGTGTCAGCAATATACTCGATGACATCGACGGCTTCACCACGTGTATCGAATACGAGGTCGTCAACGCTCGTCGGCTTAGGTTGACGTGGTGCGCGATCACGTTCACGCGGACGGTAGTTAGAACTTCCGTAACTTACACGGGAGGAACTAGAATATGACGTGTAACCTGTAGTCGGACGACGCCGGTCGACCTGACCATACAGCAGCTGTTGAATACCCTGCGTCACCATATCGGTGATGGCGTTCTTTGCTGCCGGAATAGCGACATCCACTACGAGATGCTCAGCAATCTCGGGGAGATCCTGAGCGAAGAAGGTCGCAAGAGCCTCTTTGATACGAGACTTTTTGACAACCTTTGCTTTAGCGACAACCTTCTTCTCGGGGGAGGCCCCCTCCTTGGCTTTATCAGAGTTGCCAGGGAGGGAGACCTCAATGGGCCGAGTAGGCTCGATGGGGACGATGTCTGCCATCGGGTTTCCTCAGTTTGCCTCGGCGAGCTTCTTGAGCTCTTCGAGAGAAGCGTTCGGGTGTTCGTCGATGAGCTTCTTGGCCTTACCCATGATGTCCTCAGGGAAGAGACCTGCGAGGAACCCGGTGGAGAACTTGGGGTCGGAAGACAGCTTGTCCAAAAGGGCGTCGAACGCGGGAGAAGCCATGAAGGCCTTCGTCGCACGATCGTCCTTGAAGAAACGTCGACCGTCTTCAGACCTCTCGCCGTAGGCCTTCGAGACAAACTCACAGAGGAGTTTGTACGCGTCCATGGCCGAAGCTTCTCCACCATTCACGATTGCGATCTTGGCCGAAAGCGGCGTACGCTGAAGCTCCATATCCATGAGCTCACCCTTGCTCAAGTGGAAGTGGAGCTGCTCCTCGACCTGTTCACCGAAGAAGTTCGTGTACTTGACGTTGACAGTCTGCATTTCAGTTGTTTTCCTTTCGAGAAATGGAGAAGATGTAGATAACCGCGCCGATCGCGGAAATCGTGACGACCAGAACAGCAGCGATTTCTGCATTAGTTCCGGTCTTAGCAAGCTTGGCAGGCTTGCTGGTCTGAGCTTCAGGAGCCTTTGCCGTGGGGGTAATCGTTGGCTTCTGAGTGGGAACCTTTTCGAGCGGAACAGGCTCCGTTGTAGTGGGATTGGGCGCCGGAGTGTTCGTACCCGACTGCGGAGGATCGTAGTGCTCGATCGAAGGAGTCGGGAGCGGAACAGGCTTCTTAGGCGTGCTGGGAGAAGGTGACGGGTTCGGTGCTGGAGCGGGGGTCGTCCCATCACCATTGGTTCCACCGTCGACCTTCACATCAATCGTACGCTCGAGCTTGAGTCCGTTGACCGTGGCAACGTTAGTTGCGGTCTTAGACCCAGCAGGAGTGGTCATCGGCTCAGGAGTGTATGTAACACACGTCTTCACGCCCTCGGGAGCTGTGAATTCAATTGTGTAGTCATTAACTCGGACTGCGGTGATGTATGCAGAAGTGGCGGGATCCCAGGTGTCGCCCTTAGCACACTTAACAGAGGTGCTGAGCTTGGTGTACTCGTCGTGGACAGAGTACTTGACTCCGCCCTCCGCAATCCAGGTGATCATCCAAGAGGTGGTACCGTCAGGATTGACCCATCCCCACTTCGAATTCTCGGGCTTAGCGTCCTCGTAGTGACCGCCGTTGCAGTCGCTGTCACAGGCGCTATCCCAGTCCTTGTCGCCAAAGGTGAACGGGTAGGCTCGACCAGCGATCGAGATCTCACCCATCTTCTTGCCGACGACCGACTCCTGAAGACGCGCACTGGTCCACCAGGTACCCGAAATATCTGTCTTGGTTGCGAGGGCCTCGGGAACGTTATCCACTGTGCAGGTGAGAACGCCCTTATCAGCCTTGCAGTCACCGATCTTGTCACCAGAGTCCACTGTGAAGGGGAAATCATACGCCCAGTTGATGGCAGTCGACTCAACCTTGAAAGTCTGTCCGACTTCAAGCTTCTTGGTAGACCAAGTTCCCTTGACGGTCACCGGGGACGAGACCTGGGAACTGCCAGAGGAAATGGCTGTAATCTTGGCAGTGATTGGAGTGCTCTCCGCAAGGGCAGGAGCGGCGGCACCGCAGACAAGAGCTGCTGCGATACCAATGGATGCGAGTGATCGCTTCATGATGTTTTCCTTCCAAATATTTAAGTTTCGGGCGGTTACTTGTTCTGGTGGTTGCGGTACTCCTCGATGTACTTCTCAAGCTTCGGGCCGAAGGCCTTAAAAAGGAGGAAACCGACAAAGCCGGTAGCCGCGATCTTGCCGGTACCACCGCCGAGGATCTTGGTGATCGCGTTGATAATCGTCATGAAGGTGACGAAGGCGAGAATGATAATGAGCATAATAATGGAGCCGAAGGTTTCCATTGTAGTGACTGCCTTTCAGTTCAGACAAAGCCTATAACCCGTGTTAGGGGTTATAGGAGAGAGTTGGTGAAAGTCAAATGAGCTGACTGTCAGTGGACTTCACAGAGTCTCCGCTGTGCTTCTCGATGGTTCTTGTACGCTTGGTACGCGATAGACGCAACGGAAACGGCGATGAGTGAAAGTCCGGTGACACGGTTGTTCATGATGAGTCCTTTCATAGGGTTTGGTTCTCATCATAGCCCGTGTTTTCTAAAACCTATACGCCCAGTAAGGCATATAGGCGAGATGTAGTCAGCGTGAAGAGTTCTTCTGTTGCTTCTTGCGAAGACGAACGGGGTCAAGGGCGTAATTAACGCCGAGGAAACCGAGCAGAATTCCAAGAGAGAACATGACGAGTCCTTTCATGTGTGGTTAGTTCTCACTAGGATCAGTGTTTTTCCTGCTCGGCCAGAATTTCGGAGGATCGCCGTATTCGATCGGCTCATCCGTGAAAGTGACCTCAGTCACAGCTCTTCAACCGATCTTGAACCAGTTCGGCTGAGGGGCGGGGTTGAGAGCGATCTCAATCGCGGGCGAACCGGAGGGCAGGAGCACAGGACGGAACTCAGGCTTGACGGTGACACCACCATCCCAACCTAGCTCGTCGCCGATGCCCGTCTCACCAATGTGGATCTGCGAGTAGAAGTCATTCAGAGGACACGGCCCGAAGTTCAGCAGGTCCTCCGAGATGTTGTTGCAATAGCTACGGATCTTCTCCGCGGTCGAACGGAAGGTACGTCCGGTGATTGCGTCCTTGCAGAGGACCTCCTCGTCACCAAAAATAACCATCGAGCCCTCGGGCAGCCCCTTCTGAGTGGCCTTCTTGTCAGCGGGCTTGCCGCCTTCCTTGATGACCTTGACCTGCTCCACGACCTTCTCACGAAGCTCAGTCAGGTTCATCTGCGAAACGGAGTATGCGGCAGCCAGCGCCTGGTACTTCTTGTACGAGACATTGTGCAGCGAGACAATCGCGAAAATCGTAACACCAAGCGAAATAGCGGCCGGCACATAGGTCATCCAGTTGCGCTTGGTGAAGTCGAGGAGGTTCTTGGACGCACCGTTATCGTTGGCAATGGCCTTGGCGTGTGCCTTACCCGAAGTGATGGCCGTCGCTACTGAGGCTGCGATACCCAAACCCGTGATGAGGATCTGCGGGTGGGTCTTAACCCAGTTAAGGGCAAACTTGATGGTGTTCTTGATAGACATGGTGGTTGCTTCTTTCTTGATCAGAGTGCGTAGATGTACTTGATAAGGTCGAGTCCGAGAATAGAGCTCGCCGCGACGGGGATAAAGTTGGGGTCAGAGCCGACTGCAAGAGAGTCGACGATAATGGTCGGATCGCGTCGCTCGAGATCATCAACAATGACGATGTTCTTTGAGAACGCTCGGCGACGGTCCGTCATGACAAACCGAAATGGGACGATCACGAACTGGGCTTCGGGCTTGTCAGCCTCATCCCTAGAGATCAGAACGCGTTCACCAGCCCCATTCGTGAAGACGATATCTTCGTAGAATGCCGGCGCATCAATACTCGGTTTGACAACCACGCCATTAAGGTATTTGCCGATGAGTACACCGAGTGCAGTCGTCTCGATCTGGTTCGGGCGGACGGGAGCGGAGTGAGTCAGCGAAATGGAGATGAGGCCCCCGTCAGGGACTGAGAGGTCTGTGTCTTTGATGTCGAGGATACGTCGTTCGGTCATGATTAGCTCCTTGTGAGTTCGTCCAGTTTCCGTTTGAGTGTTTCATTTTCGGCTCTGAGAATCTCGAGTTCTGCGTACATACTTTTAAGGTAGTATTCCGATATGATCAATAGTAGAGTTTCAAGCCCGAGTAGAATAATTCCGAAAAAATGCATGATGAAGTCCTTTTCGTGGGAAAGCCTATACACCGTGTATGGTGTATAGGGTTGAGATCAGTTCTCGTCGGGGTACTGCACCTTGAGGTGTAGCATGGAGCAAAGAGTCTTGGAGGCTTTCTCGGCCTCTTCGCGGTCGGTGGACATGTACGACTTGCGGAAGAGCTGCTTGTAGTAATCAGTGGCAGCGGCAAAGCCGATAACATGCCCGCCAACAAACGCGGCGAGTGTGATAGCGAGAAGTCCAAGGCTGTTGGTGAGCTTTGTGGACATGGGAGTTCCTTTCAGAGAGGTGATAGTTCTCATTAGAACCCCTAGTAAAATATGTCAAAGCCTATAACCCGTGTTAGGGGTTATAGGTGAGAGTGTTCTCAGAGGAGCGTGTCACTCGTCGTCGGAGGAGTCCGAAGACGCACGCAGACCAGCAACGGTCATGGCGCCAAAGAAGATTGCGACGGAGCTAAGGGCAGCAACCTTAGCAACCGGGATGCTCTTTTCGGCGACCGACTTAATGCGGTCCGAGAGAGGGGTCTTCGGGGTGGTCTCTTCGAGTTCGGTCGAGTTGGACATGGTGAGTTCCTTTCTTGAGTGGTTAGTTCTCATTAGTATGCGAGTACTTTTTGCGGTACTCTTCAACCAGTTCAATCACTGGGTTCGCCGTATACTCAGCGACGAGAGATAGCACCCATAGACCGAGCAGGATAACAAAAGGCGCGAGTATGAGCGTGAACGCCACAACTACAGCAAGCATAATGGCTCCTATTTTGAAGGCAAAGCCCATAACCCGTGTATGGGCTATGGGGGTTGAGATTCAGTTTTCTTCGAGGTCAGGGGTGTGGAAGCGAATTCCGAGATCCTTGCGCAGGAGCTCCTTGCAGAGTTCGCGGAGCATCTGGTTCTTGCCGTAGCAGGAGTAGTTGAACAGCTTCTTGTAGAAAGCGGTCCGATCTTTCCTGCCGAGGTTGTAGAACACAGGTGCCGCGATCGCAAGAGTAGCGGCGGCAACGAAGGAGCAGGTGTACTTCGACATGAGAGTGGTCCTTTCAAAGAGGGTTGATATTTCTCATTAGTATCCGCGTAAAATATGTGAAAACCAATAACCCATGTTAGGGTTATAGGTGAGAGTCACTCATTCTCGGGGTATCGGTATTTAAAATATCCGTAGATGAGCTTTCGATCCATGTCTCGTAGTTCGTCACGGAGCCTTTCCGTTTCTTTCACTGCATTGCGGTGATCGATTTTGGTCAGGTAGTAGTAATAAACGACGAGTAGGATGTTGAGCACAACGAGGATAGCAGGGATGATAAACATTGCGAGTCCTTTCAGAGTTGGTAGTTCTCATTATAAGGACTGTAAAATACGGGTAAAGCCTATAACCCAAGTATGGGCTATAGAGCTTTTGAGGTTGAATCTTGAAGGTTTGATGTTGATCTGGGCGTGCCAGGATTCAGGTCACTTCGCCCCGAACAGGCGTGCGTAGTACAGCACGGAAGATGCGAGGAGGAAGGTGATACCGAAAGCGATGGCGAGAGCCTGGATAGCGAACATGATGGTTCCTTTCAGAGTTGTTAGTTCTCATTAGGAACCGGGTAAAATTTGTGTAAAATAAAGCCTATACACCGTGTATGGTGTATAGGGGTAGAGGGATCAGTCATTGAGGTCGTGATCAAGGTCACGCATGAGAGTGTCGAGCACCTCAGCCTTGGATGCGCCTTCAGCGAGGTCGCGGTAGGTGCGCCAGTACGAGGCGGCCATCTTCTTGATGGTGTTCTCGTAGCGGTCAGCAACATAAGCGAGCCAGATGTTGTAGGCGAAAGAGAGGGCGAGGAGGATGCAAACGACGTAGGTGAGTGCGTTGAACATGATGGTTCCTTTCAAAGAGGGTTGATGTTTCTCATTATTCGCCTCGTAGTTTTTGCGCAGGTCAAAGCCTATAACCCGTGTTAGGGGTTATAGGTGAGATGGTATCTCAGAGGGTGCGATCCAAAAGATCACGGATCTTATCCTTGAGCTCAGAAGAAGCGTCAGAGGAGTAGATCAAGTCAAGTGTTTCTTGAGCGCGCACGCGATAGATCGTCTGCAAGTACTTGTCCATCGAGGCATTAGCCTTTCGGGCAGCCTTTCTTGCAATGCGATCATCATCGTGCACGAGCTTAAGGACACCGAGCATGACGAGGGCTCCGGTGGCGATAGAGGTCGCGTAGATAGATCCAATGAAAAAGTTGGTCTTGTTGAACATGGTTGTTCCTTTCTGGTAGAGATAGTTCTCATTAGGACCCTAGTAAAATATGCGAAAAAACCTATAACCATTGGTTTTTAGGTTATAGGTGAGAGTAAGATCAGTCGTAGAGGGCGTGCCAGATCTTACGCATGAGGTTATCGAGGGTCTCGGTCGCAGTAGCGTTCGAGTCCATATCATCGAAGACTGCCCAGGTGGACTTCTGGATCTTTTCGATCTGAGTCTTGTATTGAGCAGCCTTCGCGATGGCGACGAGGCTAACGATAGCGAGGACGATAGTCAGCGTGGGGAACATGGTTGTTTTCCTTTCAGAGGAGTTGATAGTTCTCACTATTCGCTGTGTAAATATTGTAAAATACACCATAAGAAAAAAGTCTATAATCCCAGGTTTTTAGGATTATAGACTTCAGAGAAGTTCTACTTGCGGAACTTCAACATCGAAAATGCCTTTGAGGCAAGAACGTGTGTCTGCTCGTAGTTGAGGACCGCCATAAGACCGAGCAAATACACCACGCCATTGGCAATCGTTTCGGACGAAGGCATGAGCTTCGCTTTAAGGTCAGAGTCCTTAGCGAGCTTGTGCAGTCGTTCGAGATTGCCAACAGCGGTGGTGTATTCACCGGTCGACGGGTCCTCTCCACCGAGCCAGTTAAGCACCTCGTTCTCGAGGTCCTCAGGTTCGTAGAGGCGTTCGACGTTAGACATGGTGAGTCCTTTCGTAGAGAGGGATATTTCTCACTATGTCCTGTGTTTTTATTCTGTTGGCTTTGAGACCTTCAGAATAATTGTGTCACCATCCTTGAGATTGGACGGCTCGGCTGTAAAATCAGCGTAGACCTCGTTATGCTTGGTTACGACGAGGTTCCCGTGTGTGTCGGGCTCGTAGTTCTTGGAGCTGACACCGATTGCAGCTCCGAGAAAAACCCCAAACGCAGTGATGGTCGCGGTCACCTCGTTCGTGTAGGGAACCCCCCACACGATACCAACTGCGTTAACAAACGTAGCCAGAGCCGGGACGACAATCAGCGCGACGCGCTTGAGAATATCGTAGGTCTTGTCATTCATTCGAGATTCCTTCCGTCAATGCCGTTAGGCATAATAGGTAGTTCGTCTACCTGTTTGAATACGCGACGGGCAAGTCCGTTTCCGCCGAGGTCAGAATACAGCTTGTATTCTTCCTCGTACTCCTCGTACTCGTCCATTGTGATATATCCGCGCTCTAAATATGAACGTCCGAGCGCTATGAGCTGAGACCTGGCGACTCCAAGTAACAGCTTGTCTTCGGAATTGTTGCGGTCAGATCTTGTTTTCGCCCACATCCAAATTCCGGAGCTACCCAATAGAGTTGTGACAACAGGATTCGCCAGTTCAGCAATCTTTGTCAAATCCACTTATCGGTTACCTCCTCGCCGTTTTCATAGAATCGATCAGGCTGGATCTTGATCGAATAGTTTGTCTTGTCGCCACCGCTGATGTTTCGTTCGATAACGTACCCGCTAATGAGCACGCCCATAATCGAGCATTTAACCGGATATCCGATACCGACTAGTTGGAATGTGTCGTACGGGACCTCGTCGATTTCGACTTCTACAGATTTTAGAGGCTCGCATCGAATTTCTTCGGTGATTTGCCCCCATTCTCGTTTTTCGTCGCCGTTTATGCAGGCTTCATACCGGTACGGTCCCGTCCAGTCAGTCGTTTCCTGCATGTAAGCACGATTCTCGTACCAGGTGCGAATTCGACCGCGGGATGCCATTTGCCAGTAGCCGTAATCGCTGGTTTTTCCGATATACCAGTGTGTGGGGTTAGTTGGAAGACGTCTGGTTACTCGGGTGTGGATACCACTCAGCGATCCCATATTGACTGGGGGCACATTAGTAGAATTCAGCGACGTGACGACTAGTACAACGTCGATATTCTGTGGAATATCGGGTGTTCGGCGTATGTACGCCGACAGGAATAATTGGTTATACAGGGCGGCCGCATAGACGTCGTCGTAAATACTTGCAGACGGATCAAAATCGATTTCAAACCCATATACTGTACCTGATACAGCGTATCTAAGCCAGAACGGAAACCATCTGTTTTTGTCATCGTTCATGACGGTGAGGGAGTAGTTCAAAATTTTGATCGGGTCGATCTTTGACGCCCATGGTTTGAGGTCGGCATATTTTCGATAATATCCGCCCTTACTCTTTCGCTTTAGCGCTTCCCAAACCGATGTACACCGAACCTCGCTAACGCCATCTGAATCGTATGCGATTTCTTCGATGATGAAAGGGGTACCGGTCGAATCCATACAACACACTAAGCGTCCCGGAGGAAACGGAAACACACCCTTAGTTCGGAACGTCATCGACGAAGTGTACAGTCGTTCTTTAATCAGCATATCGAAAACCGGGTATGATATAAAACTACCCATTGACCGGTCTCCGAGTATCTGAACCATATTAGGCATTTTTAGAGACTCTTCCTAACCATTCGTAGACCCATTTTGACATAACACGGTCCGTAGCCAACCACATTGAATTTAGCCGGTTCTCTCAAAGTTTGTAAGAACGTTTTCACATCTTCGAGTGGCGTCATGGGGAAAGCGACACTTGAATAGCACAGCGACGCGGTGTCGTCATAACCACCCGTGATCTTGAAACTCCGTCGACCATCAATATATCTCGTCATAGTGAAGAAGCCATTATTAGTGGTCGAGTTACCCACCATTTTCGCCTTGAAATGTGTCAATCCACCATTGAAAATTTGATACGAACTCTTCCCAACTGGAGGCAGACCAATTGACAAAGTTTCCACATCGATATAACCAATTTTAAACGACGGATTGTTGAGCAAAAAGAGAGCGTCGTCAGTCGCTTGTCTCCAATTTTGGTTTCCCAGACCCACGTAGATATCGAATGTAGGACCGTCCAAGACTGGTGTTTTGGTGCTTATCGTGAATTCAATTGTGGCAGGATTATCGCTGTAGTTGTATTTGACTTCACGGACAACACAGTCTTGTTTCCAATAAACTTTCCGGTTTAAAGCAAGGGTTGGTGGTGTATAAGTGTTTACCTCATTTTGTTTGTATGTTATTGTCGGTGCCATGATGGAGTCATCACGAAGCTCAACCGACATATCTTTTTCAGACGATAGAAGATCGAGAAAATATCGAACAGGTCGTTCGGGAACTGGAACTGCCGGAGTCAGTCGAATATTGATGTCGATAGGTTTATCGGTAGTCGTAGTTACGACGTTCCCCGTAAAGTTATAGTCCTTATTATTCCCGAACGACCCGTTCAAAATCTGAGCGACCCACCCGTTGTCTACTTCATTCAATCGTTGCACCCATGATGGACCGATAGACGGCTTTAGAGTAATCAGCGAGTAGGCCATGGTGTTTAAACCCTCTTCATTCGTTCAAGTTGGCGCTCAGTTTGACGATATAGATCGTTGAGATCGAGCGCCTTGGGTGATTCGTTGTACTGGTTGAAGACCATCGGCTTCTGGTTGTTGCGAAGTTCGTCGCGGAGTGCTCGGATCTCCTGAGCAGTTTGACTGCCATTTTGAACCGAAGTTCCGACAACTGTCGCACTCAGATCATTCATCGTGAGATCTTGCAGACCGTTCACCTCTGAGAGGTCGACTGTCGGCTTGATCACTGGGTTCCAGTCTGTATCCAGATTGCTCATGGTATTAACCATGTCGTCAGCAAGACCAGACATCGCGTCGATGGCATCGCTCTGGTTACGGTCAATACCCTGCACAATACCTGCGACGATGAATCCAGCCGCTGTCGCAAATACACGCGAAGGCGAGTGGATGCCAAGAGTACTCTTAAACGAGCTAAGCGCACTCGAGGCTACGTTTCGCAGCTTATTGTAAAGGTTCGATGCTACCGAAGAAACACCATTGATGACACCGTTGATGATGTTACGGCCAATTGTCCCCGCCTGAGGCGAGAACTGATTAGCCATGCCTGTCAACCCGTTCTTAATGAAATTGATGATCGACTTAATCAGCTTGTTGACCGCGGCTTGAAGCTCAGGTCCCTTCTGATCAATCGCGTCAGAGAATCCATTAATGAACGTGATGAGCGCATCCCAAGCGGCGTTCACGATGATAACTGCTTGAGAGGCCATGCCATTGATCATCGCAGCGATCAGATTTGCGCCCGATGCAGCTAGATCCGGAATCTTGGCTGTGATTCCATCAAGCAAAGCCTGCAATAGTGTAAGCAGAGCTTCCACCATCAGCGGAACACAGGTCTTGACTGTATCGATCCACCCAGTCAGCAGTGCCTTGTAGGCTTCCGCGAACTTTGGCTGGTTCTCAACAATCGCCATGACCAACTGGAACAGAAGATCAATGACTGTCTTCAGGACATCAGGCCAGACGTTACGAAGGGTCTGGAGCATACCTGTGATAAACGTCGTCCAAATCTGGATCAATTCGGGCATCTTCTGCTTCATGATCTGATATATCTGGCTGATGAACTGCCTAATGGCAACTCCAGCCAAGATAATCAGTTCATTCACGGCCGGGGTCATAGCACGGACCATGGCTGCGATCGCGTTACCCATTGCGGGGGCCGCGTTCTCCATAGCCGTGAACATACCGATCAATGCCGCCTGGACTGCCGGAGCCGCCGCTGCCAGAATAGCTGCCGCCGCTGCAATACCAGACGCAATCGCGACAATACCCGCCCCGATAGTTGGGCCGGCTAGAGCAACGATGCCGATGAATGACGTGAGCACCATGACCAGAATGGTGATAGCCCCCACGATTCCGATGACCACAAGGCCGAGCACGCCGATAGCCACCGCCAATGCAATTAGACCGGGGGCTGCACCAATAGCGAGATACCCCGCCGCGATGAGAACACCCAGACCAATACCCAGAGCCCAAAGGCCATTGGATAGTTGATCCCAGCTCAATCCAGCGCCTGTAGACAGGGCTGTAAAGAACATTTGCAAGGCGAATGAGAGCATCGTAATCGCTGCGATACCGATGATAGCTCCCTGTGCTGCGAATGAGACCGCAACAATTGCCCCAACGACCAGAAGCAGCTTACCGATAGAACTGAGAATCTCTTTCCAGCCATGATTAGCGATCAAAGCAATTGCTCCGACCGCTACGTTCATGGCGAGGGCTGTCAAAAGCAGTGCTCCAGCACCGACAATGGCGGTTGCCGGCATAAGGTTCGCGATTGACACGAGAAGTAGTACTACTGCGGCCAAACCAACCAGTCCCTGGACCATCTTGACTGTGTCCATGAGTCCCATTGCCACCACAGCTGCCGTTAGCATTTGAATCGAGAACGCGAAGGCAACCAACATGAGCGAAATGGTTCCCATTTTGACAAGATCTTCGGCCGATTTATTAAGCAGTTTAACGAAACCAACCAGAATCCCCATAAGGACGCCGACCGCAATGATGCCTTGGGCGATTACCTTGATCGGTAGGAGTCCGAGCGCGATAATCGGGATGACAAGCATGTTAATTGCTATAGCCATGGCTATAATCGAACCAACGCCGGCCATAATCGAGCCCGAATCCTTGCTGAGCTGCTTAGCAGCGAACGACATCCCGAGTACTAGAACCATAATGGCGCCGATACCTTGAGCGACTGTGCTGAGCTTCATAGAGCCCAGAATCGCGACGGAGACGGACATCAATAGGACTGCGATTGACAGAGTCATCATTGCTCCGATGACTGCAGCCATCTGTGTTTTGTTGATCTTCAGATCAGATATCTGAGATAGAGCGACGACCAGAACCTTCGCGAGGACCCCGATCGCGACTGCACCCTGAATGAGCTGAGGAGCCGGGATCATCGCAAGGACAAACAGCGACGCAGCCAGAATACCAACCGAAATCGCAATCTCTCGAAGAGCCTTGGCCTTGATGACTTCCTGCATGGACTTCAGCGCATCGGTCAGAGAGTTGAACACGCCGCTGATCGAGTCGCCGATCTTGCCGAACTTGTCGAACATGCCCGCGAAGGAGTCGGTGGTCTTCGTAAACTGACCCAGCATGGTCTGAAGAGTCTTGAAGCCCATGCCGAGACCGCCACCGAGCAAAGCACCCGAAAGGAGATCTGAAATGGACAGATCCTTAAGGCTGGAACCGAGACCAGACCAGAAAGTCTGAATCATCTTATCCGCCTCGTCGAACGCCTTTCCGATGTTCTTCTTGAAATCACCGAAAGCTTGCGATTCAGACGCAAACTTCTTGATCTGATCAATACCCTTGGTGAGCCATGTGATCAGATTCGCGATAGCCTCAACGACCGAGGAGCAGAACTCGACAATCCCGGTAGCAGCTGTGTAAATGAATCCGCCAACTGCCCCTAGAGTATCGAACGCATCAGAAGCTGCCTTGCCGAAGGTCGACAGCCCGCTAGCAGCATCGTCAGCTTCATCTCCAAACCCTCCAAATATCTTTCCGGTAAGTTCGCCGAGCTTTCCGAACAGGTCGATGATGCCATTAATCAGCTGACCGAAGGGGCCGAACGACTTCATCATGTTCTTGAAGCTGTCACCGATGGAAGACAGGAAGGTGTTGTTGTCAAGATGGGTTCCGATGTTGGCGAAGATGTCCCCGAGCGCCTTACCGAACTCCTTGACAGCCTGCACCTGAGGAGCAAACGTCTTAGCGATGGTGTCGCCGGCTCGACCGAAGGCCTTGCCGACCGCCGAAATCGAATCCTTCATTCGCTTGGTGGACTCAGCCCAGGATTCAGCCAGCCGTGGGGAGGCGTCGTCCCAGAACTTCTTAAGACCCTTACCCGCGCTTTCGACAGCACCTCCGAGATGCTTGCCGATGGTCTCGCTGATCGGGAGAATCGAATCCGAGAAACTCTTGACCTTCTCAGACCACTTGGGTCCGATAGTGTCGGCGAGTTTCGTCATTGTCTCGAGGAACGACGTACCAAAGCCGCCGAATATGTTCTTGATCTTTTCGAACGGACCGCCAGCTCCCGTCGCGAACCCGAAGATCGATCCGAAGACATTCGAGATGGCGTCGCCAAACGGCTTGAAGACGTTGTAAGTGGCCGTCTTGATTGTGTCAATGAATTCGCCAAGCGGCTTTAGCACCGCTTCAATAACAACCTTTAGGCCATCGAAGATCGGAGTGATTGTGACGTCTGCGACGGCATACATCCAGTCAGCAAGCTTCTGGAACTTATCGACAATCCAGTCGAGGACCTTGCCCAGTCTGCCGAGGATGTCAGTCCCGCCGAGCATCTGTCCGAACCAGTCACTGAAGACAGAGACGATGTCTCCGACCTTTGCAGCGATCAAGATCATTGGCTTGATGAAGATCCCAGCAAGGATCACGCCGATCTTGAATGCAGCGACACCGATCTGGACGATGGCCGAGGCGAACGCGATGAGAACCTCAAGAACTGGCGAGATCAATTGACCTGCCATTTTGAAGACTTTACCAAGGTTATTGGCGAAGTCGTCAGACATCATCAGCCACTGCGAAATCGAGTGACGGAAGTAGTAGCTGAAATCGTAGAGAGCCTTGCCAGCGTCACCCTGGAACGCGCTGAAGAAGCCTTCGCCGATCGCCTTAAGCGGCTTGGCGATAGCTGTCCACAGTTCCCCAAGGCCGTACCACCATTCTTCCCAGCCTCCGAGCTGATCCCATCGATCTAGAATGCCCTGAATGGCATCGAAGAAGTTATTGATACCATCATTGACGACATTAGACACAGCGGTCCACATCGTACGGGCGCGCTCAAAGTCGCCGAAGATCGTTCGGAAGATAGAAGCCCATCCTGAACCCAGTGCTTCGGCTGTTGTGTCGATTAGCTGCGAGAAAGTCTTGACCTTCGTCGCGGCATCGTTTGCGGTATCTGCGAGACGCATGATTTCGTCAGCCTGCTGCTCGGTGTAACCCGCGTTCAACAGCTGCTCGCGAGACAAATCACCCGTGTATTGGGTGAGAGTCTCGATCATGATCTCGGAGGTAAGCCATCCGCTCGAAAGAGAGTTTCGGAACGATCCGGCCTTGTCGATCATCTTGTCGACTTCGACACCGTATGTACGCGCGGTACGCTTCAGGGCTTCCTGGAACTGCTCGCCACCCATTCCGGCGTTCACGATCGAGTTCCAATCCTGAAGCTTCACGACACCCGTTGACAGTGCCTGCGACAACTGATACATTGCTGTAGCAGCCTGCTCAGACGTAGAGCCAGACATAGCTGCCACATTTGACAGACCTTTGATTGCGGCCACCGAGTCCTTCAGACCCACGCCGGCACTGGTAAACATGCCGATGTTACGAGTCATCTCGGTAAATGAGTAGATCGTCTTGTCGGCATACCGGTTTAGCTCGTCAAGGGCTGCGTTGATAGTGGCCGTGGTCTCGCCCTTACTGAAGGTATTGGCCTGAATAGTCTGAACCGCATTGAGCTGGTTCTCGTATTCGCGGAAGCCATCCATGATAGGGCCGAAAGTGAACGAAGAGAGGACCGATCCGCCTGCCATGAGAGCCTTGGACGCAATGTTACCCATGGCCACCGACGCAGCGCCGGCGAGCATGGAGAAATTAGTCGACGAGATCTTTGCAGCAGCTCCGACGTTCGCAGTGGCTGCTGCCGCAGTTGTGCTGTTGTTGACGATCGACGTATTTACATTCTTAACGCCATCTGCAATGCCACCCATACGCTTAGACGCGTCCTGGGCTGCCTTGCCGACATTGTCCAGACCGTCGGTGCTCTGCTTGAAGTTCATTCCCGACTTGAGTCGGTCAACATTTTGTAGAACTCCATCAACACGAGACGTAAATTTAGAGTCGTCGAGCTCGAGGGAGACGACCTTGTTTTCGATGGACTTACCCACGAATACTCCTTTCGACCATTCTATCGATTTCGTCGAATATAGGCTTCATAGCAGGGTTAATATAGTCCTTACCCTGCACATAACCGCCCTGACGAGTTCCGTGTCCGTATTGCAAGATAATCGCAATAGGGACCTTATTGTTGATGTTTGTGTTATACCAAACGATCTTAACGCCTCGCTTGGTCTGCTTTACTTTATATGCCCACGAATTAGCGGTCTTACCGGTTCCAACCGGGGTGTTGGCCCGGAGGGCTGCCACGCCGCGTTCGCCAGCCGTAGCCAATGTGTCACGAAGCTTCTTGTTTTTGACTTGTGACAACCATTTTGACATATCAAACTGGCCATCGAACTTCATCTCGATCATGGCAGCCCTCCTTTCAGTTAGGACCAGAGTGTGCCGTTAGACAGCTCGTACTGCAGACATTCCACAGTACGGTAGCCTGCGACACCGTCGACTTCGAGGTCGTGTCCGCGATCCTTGAGATGCTGCTGGAGAGCTGCGATCGTATCAGGGCCGATGAGACCATCAACCTCGACACCCAGCTTCTCCTGAAGCGCCTCGATAACCTGAGAACCCTCAGGATCCTCTTCGGTCTCCCAGCCAGTACCAGCTCGCGTGACATCATCCTCAACGTCCGGATCCTGACCGGAGATGATTCCGTCAGCCGGAGTGTTGAGCGAAGCCTGGAGGGCGTAAGTCGTCGCGCGACCCCACCAGGCATCAGTCATGGAGTTCGTACCCTCGGAAGAATCCTCAGACTCTTCATCGGACCACTTGGGGCGAAGCACGCAGTCGATGCCCAGAGATCGCTGACGACGATAGACGCCGTTGCCGGCAGACTGAGACCCTGCGTTAGACGGGGATGTGTTTCCCTCGATGGTTTGGAGCCAGCCATCGCCGAGGTTTGCCTCGACAATGCCGACGTGGTCAGTCAGACCATCCTGGTCCCAGTCAAACAGTACGACATCGCCGCGCTGTGCGTCCTCGACTGAGACCTTCTGCATTCTGTTCTTCGTGACGTCGGTGTTGTAAGAGAACCCACCGATGGCGTCGATTTCGCCGGCCATATCAAAGACCATTGAGACGAACGCCATACACCACCAAACCGACTCGGACGGACCAGCCAGCCACGGCTGGGTT